AACTTATACTTTTTTTTTGATCCTCAGTAGCCTGGGGAATAGAAGCATATGTTACAGTAGTTAACATCTTACCATATTCTAATGCTTTAGTCAAAGTCATATGTTCATCTATAAGTGCTTGATTCTCTTCTCCAAGTAACTTACAAAGTATAAGAATAACTTTGTCAAGATTATCTGATGTATCCATTGGAATCTGATTTAACTCTAACAACAATGCCATCTTCCTAAGAGGTAATTCTTTTACTTCAAACTTCTTTTTACCTAATGTGAAAATATGGGCAGTAGGTAGAAAGACTTGAAGATCATTCTCCTCTTCTACATTACTGCCCTCGTTGACTTTACTTAACTGTTCTAACCTTTCTTTATCTGTAGCCATTATAAAGCTCCTCCGTTAAAATTGTCTTATACTACTATTTATATTGCACTATTATCGTCATACTCATTTGGATGCACATTAACTAACTCCATATATGCAGGAGTTACAGCATTATCCTCATCATTGGATATAGCACTTATGCTAACTCTCAATAAATCAGACTCATTAATATCTGCACCTTCCCATGTTTGGTAATAAATCTTAGGAATTACAATTTTCATTGTATTAGCAACAGTCTCTGTATCCGTTAATTCTAATTCAAAACTTGAACTAGTAGTTGCCATAAATTTATCTCTCTCAGTTTCATTAGGGAACTGAAGTCCACCTGCACTAATAGCAATACCAAATGTTTTACCACTTGCAAGCTTATCTATTACACGACTAGCTCCAATACAACGTGTAGCTTCCTGTTCTCTAGTAATAGTTACTTCAAGACTTTCAAAACAAACCTGTACTCCATTAAGTTTAACAGTTGTAGCCTGTGAAGACGACAATGTAGGCTGAGTTGTAAAGGATAAATCTTGATCACCGGTACAGGAAGTCTTATCTTCAGTCTGAAGTATTCCACCAATCTCTACAGGAATAAATCCATCATTCTGTGTTAATGAGAATTTAACTGAAGCAGGTCTAAATCCAATTAACTGAGTATTAACTACATCTTTATCTGTCCAAAAATTAAAGCATGGAGGTTCTACAGTACTACCGAGAGTAAACGTATGAGTATATTGTGTAGCGCCATATCCATCACCAGTATCAACTCCCCATATACTTGCTAAGCAGTCACCAACTCCATATCCATCACCAATTTCTAATGGGAATGAAGCTGAAAGCTCATAATCAATTCCTGTTTTAGTTACTCTTTTGCTTGCAAGAGAACCAGTAGTCTCATTAATAGTATCTACTGCTTGACTTGGATTACACGAAAGAGAATTTACATACATACCTCTTGTGAAACTCGAATTCGCAGTACCGAAAACCGCTGGCTCCGAAATGCCGACTTTCTTTAACTTACTAATGTCCATCGAAATTACTCCTGTTTAATTGTTTAACTTCTATCGCCAGCTGTAAATCTATTACTTGTAATCGTACAGCTTATCTTTGTTTCTCTTATATCTTTTTCTAAGTTGATAAAGTCAGAACTATCTATATTAGTTATTGTCCCAGCTCCGCCAAGTTGTAAATCTTTCTCAATCGCATCTTTTATCAATTCATCTATCTCTAAACAGTTGGTAATTTTACTTGTTGACGATTTTACTTTACCCCATATTTCAATATTCATCATAACATATTTACTTTTTGGAATACCTATATATTCTTCTGTAGGAATATCACTTAAATTATATACTACAAAAGGATATGAGTTTGAGTTGATGATTTTATCCTGGGCAGGATAGAACCTCCCTCCAACGTATGTAGACAGCTCAGCATCGTTTATAAGCTGTGATTTAAAAGCTGTCCAACAATCTTTTACTGCACCCATTATCTTTTACTCCAAAGTTTATCCATCGCTTGTCTTAATCTCTTTTCAAATTTCTTCTGAATCTCAGGAATAGCATCCTTAACAAAATGTCTAGCTTTTATCCCTCTATTCGTTCCATACTCCAAATGATTTGCATAATATTCATGTCCAGGAGTCTTCGGCTTACTTTGTGATGTCGCTATATTGCTAATCTCATATTCCGATACTCCCTCTTTCTCTACTACAAATCCTTTCTTTAATGCTCCAGTTCTTGTTTCCGTCGTAGCATTAACATTCTTTATTATCGTCTTCTTCCCTTTAGTAGCCGCTTCATATGTTAAACTATCTGCTACTTTTGGAAACTTATTAATAAAAGCACCAATTGCCTTCTCTACGTCTTTACTGTTGCCTTTAATTCCTACCGTAAGCATTATGAATTACTCCCATTAGGAAAAAAGTTCTGTAACATATGTCTATCCAATACTCCCTTAAGTTCAGGTGATATTGTTTTTAAGATAACTACTTGCTCAATACCTTCGTTATCAATATATGTTTTCTGTTTAATACCTGCACGTACTCCAATCTTTTCATAGAATACCATCAGTACATCACTTGGTAAAGTTACTCCGCCAGTATATGTGATCTTAATATCACCTCTTACTGTACTCCAATAACCACCCCATCCATCATGTCCACCAATGTATGAGTTACTATGATTAACCTTCTCAATTGCTCCAGTATTCTTGTGTAAATAATAAGTAGATGTATCTAATAGTACATCGTCTAATGTAATGCTATCTACCGCTGATACAGGTCTATACTTAGTGAAGAATGTGTCTCTTCCTCTAGGTATAATTGGCTCTTCATTAACTCTTTCTTTAAGTAAGAAGTCATTATGACAATATGCGGTTATCTCATCTGCTACCATGTCTAATAGTAACGTAAGTTGAGCGTCCTTATCTGTATCACCATAACCGTGATAAGCTTTGACATCTGCTATTGTATATGAACTAAATGCTCCGTATCCGTCTGCCATTTATTTCCTCTTTTTCTTTGTATCTTTTTTTTTGTAATAACCCTTTTTAGCTTTAGCCTGTTCTGCATCCTTCTCAATGGGATCTTCTTGATCAACGTCTATAAGTTGGCTTCCAACGTCTATAAGTTGGCTGTCATCTTGTACAGGTTGTTTTTCTTCTATAGGGGGGATTTGTTGAAATGCTATTGAACCAGCACCAGTATCTACGAAGTCTTTTGGATAGTCTTTGATAAGTGCTTTGCCAACAGCAGCATCTACTTCCTGACAGCCGTTAAACCCAATAGCAACTGCTTTCCATCCAACATCTTGAATGTAAATAGTATCTTTGTAAATACCTGTAGAAACTTTCTTTATAACCATCTAATCCTCCTGCGTATAATTAAGTGGGCTTTTACACCCACTTAACATTAAACATTTATACGAAACAACTACTTATACTGCTACGTTATAACCGTAAGCAATTGTTTTCTGATTAGAAGAATAAAGAGACTGGAAATCCATTCTGATTGAACCAACAATCTGATGACTTCTCTTCTCAATGATTCTGTCACTTTCAAGCAACATACCACGTCTACGCCCAATACCAAATGCTTTCTTGTTAACGCAAATGATACCAGTCTTAGTTTTAGTAGTACCGTCATAAAGACCAGAAGCATTAAGATCTTCACGCATATCTGCTGATACAAATACATCTGAACCAAACATACGTCCAACCATACCAGTGTTATTACCAGCAGAAGCCCCAATCTTATCAAGAGTTGCGAAGTAAGTGTTGCTATTACTATCGGCAGCTGTAATAAGTTTATCACTAGTTGTAGGAGAAACAATCCAAACCAAATCTTCTGGACGTACACCATACTTACCCAAAGAACTCTTCATTTCAAGTAATTTGTTTATGGTAAAGGTACCCATATCTTTGGTGAAGCCGTTATTGATAGCTGTTGCAACAAGCCCAGCATCAACTACACGAAGCAAATTAGTAGCAGAATCATTATCTGATTCTATAGTATTATCTTCGCAACCTCTAACGATACAAGACTCTTCACCCTGTGCAATTGCTATAGCTAAATCTTCTTTAACCATTGCAAGCTGATCGTTGATTGCATCTTCGTCCAACTGATAAGATAGAGTTGTGTATCCAACAAGTTCTTCAGCTGTAAATGTAACAGTTGCTCCATAACCATCTGTATTAATTTCGCTTTCTGTAGGTGCAGTATTTTCAACACCTTTATATACAGTAGTATGGTTATTCTTACGAGGAATCTCATAAGGTGAAGTAGGCATTGGAACATCTTTAAATACTTTTGATAATCTTCTTTCAACATCAATCATGTTGATGATCTGAGGAGAAAGGTCAGTAGGAATGAACCCACTCATGTTAGACAAGTTCATTGCTTTCGCAAGTTCTGAATCATCATATTTGTTTCTGAAATTCTTATACAGTTTAAGCTCCTGTACAGGTTTCTTCAAAATGGTACTGGCGATATACATATCATCTGCATCACTCTGAAACTCAGAAGTTTGTTCGTCTGCACTTTTCTTCATATGAAGTGCATTTGTAGCGAAAGAACCCTTACGAGTTACTTTACTCTTTTTAAGTCTAGCAATTCCTGCTTCGACTAGTTTATCCTGTTCTGCTTGTGTCATTTCTGACTCCTTGTTTAGTTGTTTAAGCTTCAGACGACAACATGTCGCTTAGGCCTTCTTCTTCTGCTCTGGCTCTAAATGCTGCATCGAAATCCTCATCAGTTAACTCATCAGTGCTTTCTTTATCAGTAGGAGTTTCTTCTACATCTTTTGCTGGAACTGTAGTATTGTCAGTGTTGGTGTCATCAATGCTGTCTTTATTTTTATCTGCTTCTTTATCTTCTTCTTTAGGTTTATCTTCTACTTCTTCTTCTTCTTTAGGTTCTTCTTTCTTACCTTCTATATCGGCAAGTGCTTCCAAATATATCTGTACCTGCTGTTTAACATCGTCTCTTAATGAATCAATGATCTTCTCTCTCATCTCATCAGGTACATATTCTGCCTGAACAAGCTCTAAAGCTAATTCTTTTTCCATGGTTTTCCCCTCCATTGTGTTTGTATCGGACTTCATCATAAATACCTGCTTATTATTAGCTCCTTTCTTACAAAGGGCTATTGCAGTTACTACAATGTTCTTTATTCTACGTGCCATATTTTATCCTAGTTGTGACATTCCCTCAAATGAGAATCCCGTTAACTCTCCACTCTTATATTGCTTCTTCAAGTCTTCATCAAATAACTTAACCGTTATAATCCAAGAACCTTTCTTAATCGATGTATTATTAGCAACAAAATCAACTGGCGCTAAATAACTCTCTACTACAACAGCATCACTCTTCGATACTGGTAGCTGATGTTCAAAGTTAAGGTCTAAATAATCTATCATAAATCCATGCGCCGCCTTCTCAATCTCTATTTCAGAAGTTATATCCCCCTGCAAGTCTTCATCTTCAGGACTATATACTACTCCTTTAATGATACCTTCCTCAAGCGTTGCATCTGCTTTAAATAACTTAACATCACATCTAGTAGTTGTATCTTTACTCTTAGGTAATGCTTTACGGAATTGTATGCCAATCTCTGCCAAGAACTTACGTGCAGTATTGTCAATCATGCCACAGTCTTCAGCCTTTCTTAAGATAGTTGGTACAGCATCAGGTTGGCTTACTTCCTCTTCTACCGTGTACTCTATGACGTTATCTGTAGGGAAACTAACTGATGCCATTAAGGCATCTCTAGTAACTGACGGCGAACATGCTTTAATAAGCACGCTCTTACCGACATCTATATCACCTTTTACAAGACAACATGTCTCAAGGTTATCACCTTCACGAGGTTGAGTAGAATCTTTCGCAATACTTAATACAGCCATATCAACAACTTTCCCTGTACAAATAGTCTTAACTGTTATAGTTAAATTGTTCTCAATTGCTTTCACTAACTGTTTGGACAGCCGGGACAAAGGTTCAAACTTATCACCTGACTTAACAATCGTTTCTAACAAGTTCCTTGCCTTCTGTAATGTTGAATAAGATTTATTCAAACTATACTCAGCTACAACTCCTGCCCACTTTTGTCTTAATTCCATTTATACTCCTGCCTCAAATATTTCACCTATTGTACAACGACAATTAATTACATTTATAGCACTTAAGTTACTGTCGTGTGGATGTTTTGCAAATTCAACTGATCCATCTGGCGCTATTAATTCATATTCATAATCTAATTCTTGTGGTTCTAAACTTCCTAAAGCTGTATGCCAATCTCTTTCATCACCAGAAGCTCCAGGAATCCAATACTTCTTAAGTGTCCCATGTCCATTTGTTTGTATCTGAGTCATTGCCTCTGCTTTAGCTGTATTAAATATCCTAGCTGTTTCTGTCCTAGCTATTGATCTACTGTTCTTCTCTCCAATAAGTAACTTCCTAATATCTCTACTTATCTCAGCTACCCCTGCCTTCCTAGCTAATCCAGCCTCTATCTTTCCTTCAATACCTTCGTTCAACGTTTTCATTATTGAAGTCTTAGATATAAGTCCCCACTGAGCAGAAGCTTGTTTAGTAGCATTATGTGCCATCGCAAACTCACCATCAGGTATTGGAACATTTCTTATCTCTGAGTAGTTCGCCTTAACAAAAGAATCTAACCCAGTTGAGTTAATATCATTAAGTAAGCGAAGTAATACAGTATCAGCTTCAGTTAAGTTTGCAGTCGCTTGTTGAAACAACGACTTCTTTAACTTAGGAGTTCCCATATTCTCGAGAACCTGTTTCAAATACAAATCAAAGAACGGCTTTAACTTATTAAAATTCTTATCTTCAATCTTCGAGTAAACTTTCGTATCTTGTAACCTTGCTATTTTTTTTTTTAGAAGGCAATGCCTTTTCTAATCCAGTACCATCCCCTTTACCTTCACCAGGCCCTAATCCTCGACCATAAGGCCCTGTCCCGTCAGGAATACCTGGATTAGTTGGAATAGCATTGTTTATAAGTGCATTATTAGTTGGACTAGGAGTTGAAGCAGACTTCAATATATCTCCACCAGGAAGTGGTTCTAAATCATAATACTTCTCACGAGCCTCATTAGGTGTTAATATACCACCATCTACAACTGCCTTAGCAGTCTCTGCTTGGATTTTGATATCCTTTTGTAATGCAGCTACGTTACTTAAGTCGAACTTAAGACTGACTCCAAGCTTATTGAAGAAACAATAATTAAGTACCTCTTCGAGCTTACGAATCTTAGGTAATTGAGTATATTGCCAAAATGCTTTTGTCTGCTCTTGTACATTATTATATGTGCTACTTTTATCATCTGTTACTTGTACCACTACTAATGGTACTCCAAATGACGATAAAACATCATTTCTATTGCTAATTCTTTGTTCTGCAATTTGAGTATCTTTCGGATTACTACCAGTTGATTTAAGCTCTACATTTTCTAATAAAGGAACCTTATGTGAGTTCATTACCCCAGTCATATCTATTTTCATCGCCTGGTCTAATCTTGCAAACTCTGTAGGAGTTAATGACTCTTTACCTGTCCAATGTCCATATGTTGTACCACCGAATCCTTGTTCGAAAAACTTCTTTTGATATTGTTGAGCATATGCGTCAACAATCATAGTTGCTCTAACTGGTTGTGATGCTGACAGTCCATATAACTCTGAACGAGGATGCCAATATTTAAAATGGATAATCTCGTCAGGAGTAAAATGAGCTTTCGTTATACCATCAGGTTTCCAATTATACTTCTCTACTAATTCTTCTTTACCTGGAACAATTTCCATCCAATCAGCTCTCATTGTATATAATTGAGGATAACCAGCTTCTCCACCTATTTCCATAAATGAATCACCTACAAGTTCAGCATAACTTATATAACCTTCTATTAGATCATACCAAGAATAAACAGGATTAGGACGCTGTATTATATCATATGCTAGTCCCTCTGTTATTTCTAAAGTTGGATCTGTAAGACTAGTTAGCTTCACGGGAAGGCCAGCAATGTTGGATGCAATGGCATAAACTGCCTTGTACGTCCACTGGTATGATTCGTATAATTGTATTTGTGTGAGTTTTGCTTCAGGTTTATTTCTTGCTTCGTCAGAAGCTAAATTATAACTTGATTGAGTTGACTTCTCTAAAACTGTCATCGTTTTAACAATTGCTGTTTCGACTGCTTTATCTATATCAACTTGGCTTTTTTGCTCCACAGCTTCTACAGCCTTATGTATATCAACTTGTTGTTTCTCCACTACGATATCCGTAGCTTTTTTAACAGCTACTTCTATCTCATCATTAGTTGTTTTTTGGCTTTTAAAGAATTGCATCTAATAAGACTATAATAAATCAATGCCCCTATGAGTCTTTCAGTTCCTTTTGAGTCTTTTCATATAACCTCCTTATATAATTACATACTTACTTTGATGAACTGCTCCCTCTAAAGCATCAGGTCCATCTACTTCACCTTGAGGAAATGACTCCATCTGTTCTATTAGAAGTTTATAGTTACCACTAGCTTCTCTCCAATCATCTCTAAAAAGTAAAAAGCCTTCTGTAACTTGAGGCTCCATTGCACTTATTCTTGCTGTCTTATTAAGCTTAGCTGTTCTCCCTACTGTAGGAATGCTACGCTTAAGCTCAAGTGCATGTTTATGCATCTCGTCTTTGAGTAACACCTGGAATCCGTTCTGCTCCATTAAGATATCAATTATCTTATGATATGCATCCTCAACCATAATGTACATATTATTATGAGCCCTTACTAAATCACCTGGGCTTCGTTTATCTATATCTGCAAAACATACTCCCCACTTATTATCGTTAATGCCTCCATCAATCTTTCCGATACATACAATTGCTGAATAACATGCACCTGACTTTATACTTAATGCAGGGTCGGTATATATAACAAAGCACTTATACTTAGTTGCTTGATGAGTATAGTAATGGAACTTCTTGAAGATTTGATCACTACCTGATAATGGATTGAGCTGATATTGTGCTTGAAACATACTAATGTCTTTTAACGCACGCAACTCCAATAGCTTCTTTTTATTTAAGATAGTAGGGAAGTTCTCTTTAGACGCATCGTAATCGTTGAAGTCAATCGTTTTACCTGTACCATACGCTGGCTTAATTTCTATATCTATTGGTTCGAGTCCGACATCAATTAGCTTCTTATTGATGATTCTAATAATGTGATGATAGATATCCTTTATATGCCAACGAGTACCTACCATCATAAAGAACGTCTTATCCTTCTTGAGTAAGTCCCATATGTCGCCAAAGAACTCTAGGGTCTTCTTTCTAGCTGGTCCTGAATCCCTATCCAATGTACTAGCAATGTCGTCGAGCAACACTATATCATAATGTTTACTTGTGAGTGTTACGCCTAAACCTGTGCAAGATATTGTGCTTTCTTTTTTATTAACATCCCTCTTAACAGTTATAGTGCTTGCTGTCCAATCATTTCTATCAGTTAAGTCACCAAAGATTTCTACGAATCGTGTGCTAAGTAAACAGCCTTTTATCTCTCTTAAGAAGTCAGTGGAGTTCCCGAATGTAGATGATGCTATAAGTATGGTTAGGTTAGGGTTGTTTATTATGATGAACACTGAGAATACTACCGTCCAGAACGTACTCTTATAAGTTTCCCTTGGATACATGCGCAACACTTTCTTGTTAGTTAGATTGTTTGCGTCCACGTTCTTGCGTATCCAATCACTCCACTCCTTCTGAATGATACCGAACTTATCATAACCAAGAATAAACTTGCCAAGAATGAACGGCGAAGACAACGCCATTTGTTTCTGAATGTGAGTAGGTAAGTCGTCAAACTTAACACTACTCATCAGCTTCCAAATCTTTAATGAGCTTGTTAACGTCCTCATCACTTAGTTTACTTTCCTTCTTAGGAGTGACGTCCATTACATCTGTCTGTATTGTGTATCCTCTATCTTTATGCATACGTCCAAGATACCATTTAACAGCTTTAAGATCTTTATTCTTGATAGCTTCGAATAGGACACTTTCTGCTACATCTCCAATTCGTTCCTTCTCCTCAGTATAGAACGTCATAGCTTTTGGATTAGCTGCTAAATATTTATCAAGAGTTGTGCGCACGATACCAAGTGATTTACAAATCTTACTCTTAATGCCACCAGTGTCCTTGAGAGCCTTCTTATACTTTATTAGTGTGATTTTATAGAATTGTGCGGGCATAGGTCATCCTTTCTTATAGTTATTTGATATCTTATAGTTATGTACTGTCATAGTCATGCGCGTGTTCGCCTGTAACATTCCGCTTATGTGTGAAGATATGTGCGCGTGTTCGCCAGCGTAACTTTTATATTGTCTTGTAAAGTCTTTCTATTTGTTTATCTTTATTTGTTGTCTTCATAAAATGAGTAATTTCAATTTCGAAAATACATTCAAAATCATTAGGAGCTTCATACTCACTAACATAAACAATATGCCCAGCTTTGCTCTTAGTTCTACACCAATCAAAAAACTCTTCTGAATTAATGCTATCTTTATACTTACAAGTCCCGTTATATGGAGGATCACAATAGATCAAGCTATTTGGAGGAATCTCTAAATTTTTATAATCCCCACATTTAAACTCAATATCTCTTATTTTAGGTGCTTGTTTTACTAATGCCCTTGAACTACTCTTAGCATAATTAACTTCTTTATACGCAGCGTAACCTCCCCACCACCTACCTCCAAAACTACAAGGAAAGCCAACAAATCCAACAAGTGCAGGATCATAATTTTGCATATTATTTTTTATTTCGTAATACAATTCTTTCGAAACAGTGGAGGGTGGTACCCACCCTTTCTGTACAGCTTGGAATAGTTTTATTAAATAATAATTAATGTCATTACCTATTCTAACACCACCAGTTACTTTATCAATCATATTAGCACCTCCGACAAATGGTTCTATCCAAGATCTATCTCCTCTTTTCTTTTCCATTATTGGTAAAATGTGTTTTACTAAAAGCCGTTTACTCCCCATATATCTCATAAAACTCCTTATCCATGTTGATATTATTAGTTCCAGTAGTACTTGTTCCTGCACAGTATCCTATACCAATATTATGTCTAGCTTCCTCAAAAGTTATGCCAGTCATATAAGGCTCCTATACAATTAAATATCATCATACCCATGATTTGCTTTATTCTCTTTATGTTGTCTCGCCATACATATCAAATCAAAGAAACTAAATCTATGTCTGTTCCCTAACTTGTTTTGTATTCTGTAACTTGTTTTAAGCGCGGCAATCTTCTTCTGAGAGGATTCTGTAGACGTTACAGAAGATAAAACTATACAGTATTTACACTTGTTCATTTCAAGTCCACTAAATCCTGAATAGTAATACTCATCATCCTCTCTCATCTTCTTACATGTATTACATCTCTTCATCTTAATCCTCTT